TCGTTTAGTAAATGTACTAAAGTCATCAGCTCTATTCTTCGAAGCTGATACTACTAGAAATTTTAAGTCTGGGTCATTTAGTAATTTCCAACAGACAAACGCTGAACAAATCCAAGATTTGCCCACACCCCTAAATGCCTGTATCACAGCTCGTTTAGGTGCGTGTTGTATAAAATTTGCCATATCATACTGTACTGGAGTAGGGTCTGGTAAATTTAAATGTTTCCAACAAAGGAACAAAAAGTTCCTAAAGTCGTCTTTAATTGGGTTCATGGTGCTCCATAGAGCCACGTAGACGGCTACTTTTAGTTAAATTGATCGTCCATAGCCGACTTCAGTTCTTTGTCTGAAAACGGCAATTTATCTGCTAATTTTGCCAATGGACTTTCGGCAACAGGCACAGCGTCAATGTTATTATCTTTTAAGAATTGACGTGCTACGTTTAGGTCTGCTGACTTACACTCTGGGTCGTTAACTCTATCCAATAGCTTTTGAGCCAGTAGAGTATGTAACTCATTAAGTGTTTCTTCTTTTTTTGACATTATCTGTTTCTTTCTCGTCTTCTACAAATTGGACACATATTGTCCAACCATTGATGAAATCTATGAAACATAGCTTCATACCAATCTATTAATCTTCTCATATTTATCTCCCTTTATAGTTTAGAATTATTCTAATATAAGAGAAGTAATCTTTTTCTCTCCCATATATATTTCTACATTTGCTTTAGATTTTATACATTTGTATATAACTCTATCTTCAGCAGTTTTTTCTTTCATAGCAAAACGCTTGGCTTTAAGGCACTTTGATAAACTATCCATGTGTAAGTGTTCCTTAATTTCGTGGTCTACTATTAAAAGTAATGCAAATACCATTTCAACCATTAGTGTCCACTCCCATTTCTAATTAATTTTTCTACATCTGTTTGTAGTTTTGAAACTTGTTCTTTTAAGAAATCAATATTAACTTTATTGTTTCTCATACCTTTTAGTTCTTCTTCCATCTGCTCAATCAAACCACTCATGTGTTCTACAAGCATAAATAGTTCTGCTTCCCCACTTGATTGACCTAACTCACCTCTTGGATATTTAATTCTAAATTCTGTATTTTGATTTAAGTCTTTTTCCATTAACTCTAAAGTCGTTGAGTGTTTATTAATAGTTTCTATAATACCGAAGTAACTATATACGGCTAAAGAACTAACAATAATTATACTAATTAAATTTTTTAAACTTAAATCAATACCACTATCTTCTCGAATTTTTGTAGGTTTCATTTTTTATTTTTTTTCTTTTTTGGTTTACTTACAAACATTTTATCAACCCAAGCACACCAGTTGTCTAAAGTTCCAAATATCCAAAATGCAATTCTATCAATCATTTTTTATACCCTAATCCTTCTTTTCTATTTTTATATAATTTACGCCATGCCCATACATTTAGCTTACTTGAGTAATGGTAAACTAATTGACAAAGCCATTTCATTATTTTTTATTGTTTCTAAAAATTTGTGTTCCCTTAATTCCAAAAATACTCGCACAGACAAGAATCCATAAATTTGTAAACCATGAGGGAAGTGCCTGAAAATGCTCAAAGAATAAATTAATTTTTGCCATAGCAGCAGGGTCATCTGACCATACACCCCAAGCCAGTACCAAAATTGGCAACGTAAGAATACATAAAACTACCTCGTCCTTATAGTCGTTTTGCCGAGCTTCTAAAAGTTTTCCAGAATATTCTAATTCACCCTTTGCCATCTTTTCAGCATGAGCTGCTTGAGCATCTGCCATACGCATTTGAGTTTCTTTTTTCTTTTTGTATATATGCGTACCTGCATTTAAAGCTAATTTTATTGCACTAACCCACACGATAAGCTCCTCTGTTTTTCTTTCTTGATGCAACCCTTAAATTTGATCTAGCATTGTTTTGAGGATTACCGTCTTTATGGTCGACATCTTTACCGTCACCTTTAGACACAGCTCCTTCTGCCATTAATCTTCTTCTAGCTGAATTTCGTTTAGCACGGTTTTTCTTTTGTTGAGATGTACCTTGATACTCTCTGTATTCCTTTTTATAATCTCGTGCCATTTAGCTCTCCATTCCTTTTATTTCTTCACATTGAAATTTCATATAAATTTGATGTTCATTAATTTCTTGTTTACCTATTTCTTGAGTTTTTCTATTACTTTCAGAATAACCCCTAACCATACAATCATAAAAATTGGAAAGAACAGCTACTTGTACTGGTGGCATACATTGTTGTGCAACTGCTGAACACATGTACATATATAAAGCTATTGTTTTCATTTTTTATGTTGTCTTCTTTTGTGTTTATTCATCGAACTCCATTTAATTCGACTAGGATTTTTTGATATTGATGTTTTTTTAAAACGACTTCTTGTTTCGTGTTCCTCTTTATTTAAAAGAGAATTTTTCTTTTTAGCCATTCCATTTTAGAAAGCCAACTACTGAAGCAACTAATGTTGCAAAAAATATTAAAACTGAAACTGCACCTTTACCCTTTGAAACGTCTTGACGTAAACTTTTAACTTCTGTTTTTAATTCTTTAATACTATCGTGTAATAATTTCATACGTTCAGCACAAATACGTTCGTGACTGGAAAGTCTTACCCCTGCTGCTTGTTCAGCAAATTCTTTTGGAGTAATCTTTTTTCTAGCCATTAGTATTGTAAGCTAACTCCTCTAATTCTAGCTTCTTTAGAACCAGATGCTTGATTAGCAAATTCTAATTTGTATTTTAAACTTGTTCCTGCTGTTACACTTAAATCATTTACTTTAGCCATCTTAATACCAGAAGCAAAGTCTGGCATAGCTGTCATTGTAGCTGTTGAATAGTTAGAACCACCATCAGCAGAAAGTTTTAAAACTATATCTGTGTTTAATGCGTTAGTACCTGCTTGGTCTTGATATGTAATAATAGCACCCATTTTAGATGTACTTGATGGTGCTGTAATATTATTTGAAGTAAATGAGCCAGTTGCAGAAGTAACTAAACCATAATGTTCAGTTGTTGGTGTAAAGTTTGATGAAATACCTGAACCACTACCTTTGGCAACTAAAAAATTATCAATATACATTGGTTCATTATTGTTTGTAGCATTATCTGATGCTTGACCTATATGCCAACCTCTTGAACCTTCGGCAAAATCTACACTTCCAGTTTTTCCTGTGCTATCTGTGTAACTGCTTACTTCAGTTCCATCTCTAAAAAGTCTTATTGTTCCATCACTACCTCTTGACCAACAAAGATGATACCAAGTATTATTGCTCCAAGTTAAAGCATTACTTTGAATACCAATAACCCAACCACCATGAGATGTTCCAGTATTATTAACTGAACTTAAAAGTTTTAATTGATTTGAACTATTTATATAAAATGTTGTTCCAGAATAATCTACTGTTGAACCCCAACCACCTTGTGCAAATATTGTTTTATTAACAGAACTACTAAAACTTGGAAAATTTACCCAAGTTTCAACTCTCATTTCTCCAGTTGCAAAGTGAAAAGCTGAATTATTATCTCCAGAAAGTTTATCATCTGAACCATCAAAATAAATAGATGTAGAACCTATTTTACCTCTGTTATTAGTATGTGCAATTCCACCATGTGAAGTAATTGATATTGGACTAGATGAACTGTCGGTAAATGTTGTACTACTATTTGCTTGGTCGCCTTTTAAATAAAATACTACACCTGATGGTGTTGCTGTACCTGAAACTGAAGATACATACTCACTAGAATTTCGTGTAACATTTGTTAAACCAGTAATTCCTGTGCTATCTTGAAATACATCAACATACATTGAATTAGTATTGTAAGCACCTTTGTTTTCGTTAGATGCTTGTCTAATAGCTAGAGTAGAAATATCATTGACAATCTTGTTATCATCAAAAGAAGTTGCGTGTTGTGATACATTAGATGCCGCTATTCTTGCGTCTGCAAAAGTCCCACTTCCGATACGACTTGCATCAAAGTTACCAGTTGTTATTTTACTAGCATCTATGTTTGGTATTTCTGCCGCATCTAGGTCTATAGCTCTATTTGCTACTTTAATTATCGCCATCTACTGTTTCCTTTATTGTTTAATTATTATTCTTCAACTGGTGGTGTATAACCAGTCAATGCAGTTGCTTCAGCTTGTGTTAATCCCATGTCTAAAAACTTTTGATTACCACTTTTAGCATCAGCTTCTTTTTGAGTTATCTCTGCTAATTCTTGTTCTAATTTTGCTTTTGAATTAGCATCATCTTGTTCTTTTAATGCTATTTCTTCAGCAGTCATTTCAACTTCTATTCCATTTGGATTTTCTGGTGTTACTAATAATTTTTTCATATTTTTATTCTCCTATTAATTTTTAATTCCATAAATTGTGATTGTGCCACTTTCCAAACTTCCAGATTGACAATCAAAAAACACTCCCCTAGAAGCAGAATTACTATTGTAATAAATATGAAAAGTACCACCGCAAGAATTTCCATTATTTCTTACATTACCATAAGTGCCATAGCACGAAAGAGTAGAATTTGGAACAGGATTTGGAATATTCATTACAAAGTTTTGTCCACCTCTAACATTATCAACTAAATTTCCTGCAGGTTTCAATTCTGCAATACTAGCATCATTACCAACACTAGAGTGCTGATTATTATTACCAGAACCACCTGCTGATTCAAAACCACCGAAAGCACCTCTATAATTAGAGCCAGTTAATGCAGAGCCACTTCCATCAAGAAATCTAAATCTCAGATAAGTATCTTGGTTAGTTGATTTTACATTAGTTGCAATAAGTACATAATTTAGATAATCTGCTGAAAAAATATTATCAATCGTAATATTACTTACTGTTGATGAAATTGTTGTGCTAGTTATTTTTACATAGTCAGATGATATTGTTCCCCATTCTGGAGCATTAGCACCACTATTCATTTTAAGTGCTTGACCTGCTGTTCCTTTAGCTAGTCTTTGTAGACCAGAACCATCTCTATAAAGAATATCGCCCTGTGTTGTTATTGTTGTACCAACGTCTGTTCCGTTAGTTCCTGCTGTTCCTGCTTGTGACATCACGTCCCAGTAAGTACCATTGGTAGGAAGGTTACCTGTACTTGCTAGTTTGCAAATATAAGAAGAACCACTATAACTTACAACGTC